GCTGGACTATGTAGCTAGAGCGTTAGGGTTAGGTCAGAAGACTAAGCATGAAGGCTTTGAACTTTGGATCAAGTGTATGAACAAAGACAAAGCAGCATGGGAAATCATGGAGCAGTACAATAAACAAGATGTAATCTTACTGGAAAAAGTCTATGAGCGATTTCTTCCCTGGATTCGAACCCACCCGAACATCTCCGTCTCAGGTGATCACAGGAGCTGTACAAGATGCGCTAGTATCAATCTACAAAGGCGAGGGTTTAGTACCTCCCTTACAGGAAAGTATCAGCGTTACCAGTGCCAGGACTGCGGTGGATGGCAACAACAAAGAAGGAGTGAACCAATTGCTTCCGAAGTACTCAAACCAAGCTAAACAGGTCGGTGGTGATCATTACAAACAGACAACACTACAACCTTGGGATGTTATCTCAGCATGGTCATTAGACCCTTGGTTAGCTAATGTTGTTAAGTATGTGCAGAGGCACCAACGAAAGAATGGTAGAGAAGATCTACTTAAAGCAGTACACTATCTGGAGTATGTGATTGAGAACTATGACTTAGTAAAGAGTAAGTATTATAAGGAGTGACTATGGCTTTAACGATTCTGGACTTATTTGAAAAACTTAAGAGACTAGATGAGATCTCTCTAATGGAGATCTTAGGGATAACATCAGAAGAACTGGTAGACAGGTTTGAGGACAGAATCGAAGCCATGTTTGACCAACTTGTTGACGAAATAGATGACACCGAAGAGGACGAAGAATGAAGTTAAATAACTACTCAAGTTTTATCCACAAAAGCCGCTATAGTCGTTTCATTGACGAACAAGGCAGGCGTGAGAACTGGAGTGAAACAGTTGAACGCTATATGGCATTCATGAAGAAACAACTGTTAGACAAACACAAGTATGAGATCCCACAACACATCTACAAGACAGTACATAAAGCAATTCTAAACATGGATGTTATGCCTTCGATGCGTTGTATGATGACTGCTGGAGAGGCACTTGAGCGTCAGAACATTGCTGGTTATAACTGTAGTTATCTGCCTATCGACGACCCTAAGTCCTTTGATGAAGCGATGTACATCCTCCTGTGTGGAACAGGTGTTGGATTCTCAGTAGAGGCTAAGTATGTTAATCAACTACCTGAAGTCCCTGATCAGTTATTCGATAGTAAAACTACTATCGTGGTATCCGACAGCAAAGAGGGCTGGGCTAAAGCATTACGACAACTCATTGCTTTACTATACGCTGGAGAAGTTGCAACCTGGGATGTATCCAAAGTTAGACCTGCTGGCTCCAGACTTAAGACCTTTGGAGGCAGAGCTTCTGGTCCAGAACCCCTCGTTGAACTATTCAAATTTGTTATTAGGAAGTTCCAAGCGGCCAAAAATCGTCGTCTGTCGTCCCTTGAATGCCATGATATTCTGTGCAAGATCGGGGAGGTTGTTGTTGTGGGTGGTGTGCGGCGTTCTGCAATGATCTCTTTAAGCGATCTCAGTGATGATCGTATGGCACACGCTAAAGCAGGAGCATGGTGGGAACAACAAGGACAACGTAGCCTAGCTAACAACTCTGCTGTGTATGATGTAAAGCCTTCAGTAGGACAGTTTATGCGTGAATGGTGTTCGATCTATGAGAGCCATTCAGGTGAACGTGGTATCTTTAACAGAGATGCATCAAAGAAGCAAGCAGCTGTCAATGGCCGTAGAGATCCTAATCATGACTTTGGTACGAATCCCTGCAGTGAGATCATCCTACGTCCCTACCAATTCTGTAACCTCACTGAGGTTATTGTCAGGGCTACAGATACTATTGAGGATCTACGCTACAAAGTACGTGTAGCATCGATTCTAGGTACGTGGCAGAGCACAATGACTGACTTCCCCTATCTGCGTAAGATATGGGAAAAGAACACTGCTGAAGAGCGTCTATTGGGTGTATCACTGACAGGTATCTATGATCAGATAAAAAAGACCCTCTCACAGCGTTTATGATCGAACAAGGTATTCCTAGTGAGCCTTGCGTAATGAGACCAGATAGCACTACCGTATTCTCATTTCCTATGAAGGCTCCTGAAGGTGCTATAACAAGGGATGATGTTGATGCACTATCTCACCTTAACCTATGGCGTATCTATCAGCTTCACTGGTGCGAACACAAACCATCAGTGACTATCTCAGTTAACGAGAATGATTGGCCTGCTGTAGGAGCTTGGGTGTATGATAACTTTGATATCTGCACTGGTGTATCGTTCCTACCAATGGATGGTGGTACATATAGACAAGCACCTTATGAGACATGCAGTAAGGAATCTTATGAAGACTTATTAGCTAAAATGCCTGTTAACATTGACTGGGATCAGTTAAAAGAAAACGAAGACAATGTTGAGGGAGCACAGCAATTAGCGTGTGTTGCTGGTGTGTGTGATATCTAAATAAAAAAAAAGGCCTCCAACAAAGGAGGCCGAACGGTCACTAAGGAAAAT